AAATATTAATAAAATAAAGTAAATTTAATAAAATAAAATAAAGTTTAATAAAATAAGTAAAATTTTATAAATAAATTTAAATTTATGAAAATAATAGTAAAAATTTAAAGTTCTACAGGTAGTATTGTTTTTTGCTCAATTTCTATCAATTCTAAATCCAAGCGTTTTGAATGAGCAATATCAAAGCTTGGAAAATCAACTTCTGGCATATGCCTCCTACAAATTTTCACCATGTTTGTGTAGTATTCCCTACCTGCATAAACAGAATACCACAAACCTACAGTGTAATTTTGTTTGATTTGACTTCTGGCACACACTTTTGTGTCTTGATAATATTGGAAAATTGAAATTAATGAAGTATGATCCAATACGGGCCTAAATTGACCACCCATAAAATTGCCATATTCAAAGTATCTTTTTAAAAAAGTTACTTGGAAAATGTTTTTGATGGTTGGTGGCCCAGTTTTTTCTGAGTTAGTAATAATTATTCCCATTGCAGCTAACCCTTCTGCTAGATATTTTGGAAAATCGGGTTGTTTTGTGGCTAACAACAAATCATCTCCATAATTCTTGTCCCGGTTGTAATAATCAAAATCTTGAAGGTCAAAATATAAAATTAACTCAAAAGTTATAGTCCCATGTTTGGTTTTGATTTGCCAGCGCATCCACACTACTCGAATATAACCCGCGTTCACGAATCCATTAAAAGTTGTTGTCACTAAGAAACCTGATGGATTACCCCAAAATGCCAAATACAAGGTGTCAAAAGCAATTGTAAACCGCCACATGGCTTCTGTCATTAAAACTCGACGTATACGTTGTTCAGTTGGTGCATCATTATACCAGAAATTAACTGCATCTGCAAAAAGTTCAAACCAAATATTTGCTATTTGGCCATCAAACCCTTGGTAATCACCATCCATAATGTCTGGGCTTTTTTCCAGTAAATCCATGACCATTTCGTGTGTTTCAGAACTTTCAGGATTAATTCCAACAGCTGACCATGGAGCAATTTGTCCACCACAATATTCATTAATAAATGAAATATAATACGATCTCACAGCAAGATTCAAATCAAATGGAGCAACACAAAAACTTCTTGTTTTTCCTTCAGATATTTTGTCAATTGGCCGCTTTTCATCTTTAAGAACATCGACCCATATGGTCTGTGAACATTTACCTTCTTTTGCATTGTTTATTCTATTCCAATATGCATCAGTCACAACATTTGTA